GTGTTCGCTTCTCTCTCCCCCCTGTGGATAACGCGACCTGTGGAAAACTCAAAAATAAATAACAAAAAGCTATGAAACATCCGCATCATTTGAAATATGGACGAGAATATAAAAAAGCGCGAAAGATTATTTTGGCTAGTAATCCGACTTGCTACTGGTGTCATCTTAGACCTGCTACGACTGCAGACCACGATCCACCTGTAGATACGGTCGCAGATATGAGACTGTGGCGCGGACACCTGAGACCAGCCTGCAGTAAATGTAATTATTCGAGGGGGGCGATTTATGGTAACAAAATCAGACAGGCCGTTAGACGTAGCCGTAAGTGGTAGGCGACGTAGATCAGGTAGACACGTAAGAGCTATGAAGCGGATGCTAAAGGGTCGCACTGACATCGATGCAGTCACGCGCACGATGCTACTAGGTCTTACCGCTGCCTGGGACAAAATAGAGGAAACTAATCAGGCTATAAACTCGATACCAGCCATATCTAAAGAGCTTAGAGAAATCTGGTTTAAGATAGCTCCTACCGATTCATTAGATGAGCTATGGACTTAGCAACCGTATGTCCTCCTAGATGGGCTACTGAAAGACATCTAGCCTTACCTACAGATGGCGACAAGCTAGAGAAGGTCGCTAACCTAATGGGCTTTAGCCTGTACCAATGGCAAAAACAAGTAGCGGACACCGCTTTAGAAAAAGTAGACGGACATTACTGGTATAGAACGGTAGGCGTAGCAGTAGGTCGTCAGTCTGGTAAATCTAAGCTAGTAGAAACGCGTATCGCCTATGAGCTGTTAAAGCCTCGTCATCACGTAGCTTATACAGCTCAGGATCGTAATATGGCTAAACTGAAATGGCAGGAGCATATAAATAGCTTTGAGCGCTGTCCTGCTATTGCTAAACACATACACCGTATTAGTTACATAAACGGCAGCGAGCGCCTATATATGAAAAGTGGATCTACATATGGAATAGTAACGCCTAACGATAAGGGTGCGCGTGGTATGAGCCTTAATCTTATGGTCATCGATGAAGCGCTTATGCATCCTCTAAGCCTTATAGCATCTCTGCAACCTACGCTAGCTACTCGTAAAGATGGGCAGCTCTGGATTCTGTCAAATGCTGGCATACCTGGTAAAAGCGAATTACTACAGCATTACCGCGAGGTAGCTCACGCGAACATAAACGATAAACAGACGCGGCTAGCTTGGTTCGAGTGGTGTCCACGCGAGGAGAAATTCGACTATATGGACGAGTCAGTATGGGCGCAGTCGATACCCTCTTTAGGTGAGTCTAATGGCGTATTAATAGAAGCTGTAAGAGAAGCTGCCAACACAAACAGTCCAGAGATATTTACTAAAGAGTGGTTAAACGTCTGGCCTGCTAAAGAAGCCGTAGCTGTAATAGACGTAGATCTATGGGACAGCCTAGCTCGTACAGATATAACCATAGGTAATAAAATTGTCTTAGGTGTAGACATATCTAGGGAGCGCGATAAGTCCTCTATAGCTGCATCTGGTTTAGTCAAACAAAAGACGCCAGTAGAAATAATCGAGGCAAAAGATGGCGCTAACTGGGTATTACCACGTCTAATAGAAATTGCGAAAAAATGGAACGCGCCAGTAGTTATAGATAATGGATCTCCAGCCTCCTCGATGATAGGTGAGCTGGAAAATGCAGGCGTAGGCGTAATTAGTGTAGGACTTAGAGACTATGCCAGAGCCTGTGGATCCTTTTATGATGCTGTCCAGGCTAAAAGCATCTGCCATCTAGACGACCCTAATTTAAGACAGGCTATCGTAGGATCCAGTAAAAGAGCTTTAGGTGATTCTTGGGCTTGGTCTAGAAATAGCACAAATAACATTACGCCTCTAGTCGCTGCAACACTCGCACGATATGGCGTAGTAAACGAACCGATAGAGATGCCAGTACAAAGGAGCAAAATCTACTAATGAAATACATACCGCTTACACTCCAAGTTTTAGGATCTATAGCCATAACCGCAGGTGCGTACTTAATTTATGCGCCATCTGCGATAGTATTAGGAGGGTCTTTTCTAATGCTTTTTGGTATTGCGATGGAGAGAAGGATTAAATAATGCTAGGACGACTACTAAAACGGCAGATACAGCCGTCTGTAGTCTATACGTCATCTGGATACGTAGACTCGCTAGGCAGAGTCGGTAGAGCTTTCCAGGCTAACTGGTCTGGTACTTATGTCGATACTAATACAGCCTTAGGCGTACCAGCAATTTACCGCGGTGTTACATTAATCGCAGATGCTATAGGCGCACTAGGTTTACATAGTTATCGTAATGGACGTATCGTTAAACCGACACCGCAGATATTAATAAAACCTAATCCGCAAGAAACGCGCATCGAAACTATTAGCGCGATGGCTGCCTCTTTAATTTTAGATGGTAATTACATAGCGGTACTAGGTGAGCGTGGCGCTAATGGCTTACCTGAAATGTTTTATCCTGTTGCTATAGATCGCGTTCACGTCACTCGCGTAGATGGTCGTATGGTTTACAGAATAGATGAACAAGTTTATAGCGCAGATGAGATATTACATATTAAGAATTTTACGTTACCTGGCGAATTTTTTGGACGAGGCATAGTAGAGACACAAAAACAGGCGATAGGTAAAGAGATAGCTATTAACGAATATGCATCACGTTATTTCGATGGCGGTGTAAATCCTACAGCTGTAATTAAATCTGGTAATCCTGATTTAACACAGGAGGAGGCAGACGCTCTTAAAACAGCCTGGCTATCTATGTATAGCGGTCGTAATCGCCAGCCTGCAGTATTAAATTCGACTACAGATTTTGAGATACTCTCGTCTAACGCGCAAGAGTCACAATTAATAGAGGCGCAGATACAGGGACTTACAGAGGCTGCGAATATCTTGGGCTTACCTGCATATTATTTAGGTGCGCCTAACAGCTCTCGTACATACGCTAACGTAGAGCAAGAAAATTTACAGCTAGTGCGCTGGTCAATACAGCCGATCGCAGAAAGAATAGAACAGGCTTTATCTGAGTTATTAGTAAGAGGACAAACAGCTAAATTTAATTACGATACGTTACTACGTACAGATACGCTATCGCGTTATCAAGCTCACGCAGTAGGTCTTACTAATGGCTTCTTAACTGTAGATGAGGTGAGAGATATGGAAAATAGAGATCCTATTCAGGGTATAGATGATGAGCCTATCGATACTATCGAGGCTCCAGAATATGACGAGGAGGATGAATTAGACGTATGAGTACTAATGAAATCCGCAGCTACGCACTAGACCTAGAAATCCGCGAGGATGAAAACGGAGGGCGTACCATTTATGGCATAGCTGTCCCATATGACAAAGAGCAGCGCATAAGCGGCGATACTACTGAGGTATTCAGACGCGGCGCTTTTGCTGACGTTATTAAGGCAGCGCATCGAGTGAAGTTATTACGTAACCACGATTCTAAAAGTCCTATAGGACGAGCCACGCTCCTACGTGAGACAGACGAGGGACTTTACGCAGAATTTAAGGTAAGTCGCACACGCGAGGGAGACGATGCGCTAGAGCTAGTTAAGGATGGCGCACTAGACCAGCTCTCTATAGGTTTTATGCCAATTAAAAACCGTAAACGTACAGACGGCGTTATAGAGAGATTAAAGGCTCACCTTGCAGAAGTTTCCTTAGTTACTTTTGGCGCTTATGGAGACTTAGCGACAGTTAATGGCGTTCGCTCGCACGAGCCAATGGGCACACCTCGACTCGATGCAGCTAAGGCGATTTTAGATGCCATACAGCATCGTAAATAACCATCCTGACTGTGATGGTTATGCAGTCGTAAAAGATTCTAATAATGAGCTTATCGGCTGTCATAGGACAGAGGCTCAGGCGCAGGATCAATTAACAGCGGTAAATATAGCTGAGTATGGCGAAAGAGCTTTACCTGATAACTACAGACCTGCCAATAGTCCAGATGTCCCACAGGGTCGTAACTGTGGTAACTGCGGTTTTAACGTCGAGGGATATTGCATTAAATGGGATGATGAGATAGCTGCTAATTACTACTGTAATGCCTGGGAAGCAATAGCAGATAGACAGGAAAGCTATAAACCTACAGCTGCGATGAGAGCAGAAGCTCAAAGAGGCCTGGACTGGCGTAGCGAGTATGGTCGCGGTGGAACGGCTGTAGGTATTGCAAGAGGACGAGATATAGCAGCTGGTAAATCTTTACCGCTAGACACAGTTTTACGTATGCGGTCTTTTTTCGCACGTCACGAAGTAGATAAACAAGGTAAAGGATTTAGTCCAGGAGAGGACGGTTATCCAAGTAACGGTCGTATCGCGTGGGCGCTATGGGGTGGAGATCCAGGTAAATCCTGGGCAGATAACATCGCGAAAAAAAATCAAACTCGAACCGATAGAGCTTTAGCTATATTAAAACTTTTACGCAAAATATAGTAAGATATAAACAGAGTAAGACACCTCGATTTAACAGGTGCGACACCTCGCTAAGTGCGACACCTCGCCACGTTATAGATCGACACCTCTACGACAAATAATTAACTTTTATTCTAGGAGAGTAAAAAACGTGGGAAATAACTTTTTAGAAGGTCTACGCGAAAAGCGCGAGACCAAAACCTCTATGATTCAGACGATCGTAGACCGCGCCGCAGAGGAAACTCGCGACGTAACAGAAGTAGAGCTAGCAAACATTGAAGCTCTAAATCTAGAAGTAAAGAAGCTCGATGAAAGAATTGAGCAGATCTCAGATATGGAACTACGCAATGCTAAGGCTGCAGATCTAGCAGCTAAGGTAGACGCTAATAAGCCAGCAACCGAAAAGCGCGAAGCTATTAAAGTAGTTAGCGAACCTGTTACCTATCATCAACGCAGCGAATACAGCTTCCTAAGTGATGCCGTAAAAGCTCATTTTAATACTGACGTAGATGCAGCGGATCGTATTCGCCGCCATCAGCAAGAAATGAACGTCGAGTATCGCGCATCTGGAACGTCAAATTTTGGCGGTTTAGTCGTACCTCAATATCTAGTAGATCTATATGCACCTAAGCTACGCGCTGGTCGTCCTTTTGCAGATGCATCACGTAAGCACACACTGCCACCTCAGGGTATGTCAGTAGTGCTATCACTAATTGGTACAGGTACACAGGTAGCAGCTCAAACATCACAAAACACAGCGGCAGTATCTACAGATCCTCAGGACAGTACACTTACAATTAACGTAAATACTGTTGCAGGTCAAAACAGCGTTTCTAAGCAAGCGCTACTACGTGGATATAATCTAGAGTCGATCGTTTTGACTGACTTGATGCGTGCATATCACACAGAGCTAGATAACTTACTTATTAATGGTTCTGGATCTAATGGACAACCTCTAGGCATCCAGAATATGACTACAGGAATTTTAGTAACCTACACTGCTACTACTGGTACAGTCGCAGGTCTATATCCAAAGATCGCGGATGCGATTCAACAAATTCAGAGCAACGTATACGCGTCACCTAATGCGATAATTATGCATCCAAGACGTCTTGGATTCCTATTATCAGGTCTTGACACTCAAAACCGTCCATTAGTAGTACCCACTGCGTATAATCCTGTAAATGCCATTGGCACAGGTGAGGGATACCCTAACTACGGTAATAACTCAGGATATTCAATTCTCGGTCTACCAGTCATCACAGACGCAAATATCACTACTGCGGCTGGAGCTGGTACTAACCAAGACACTATCCACATCGTCGACCTCAACGAGTCTCACTTATTCGAGGAGACTGGTAGTCCGACATACGTTACGTTCGAGGAACCAAATGGAAAGGTCGCGCTAAATATCGTTATGTACGGTATGTTCGCCTATACCTCTCTACGTTATCCAAAAGCGTTCGCACAAATTAACGGAACTGGATTAGCTACACCTAGCTTCTAGTGCTAATAAAACCATCTGGGGGGCTACGGCCTCCCAGTGGTTATAACCATCCAGGATCTAAGGGGCGTGCTATGAGTGATATTAGAAAACACTTTAGTAATGACCTATTCTCGAAAATACCTGTCCCTATTGACGATGAGGCTCCTGGATGGCTATAACTAACGGTTACACCACGCTTAACGCGATGAAAACTTTTTTAAGTATTGCAGACTCCGCAGACGACACATTATTAGAAGGTCTTATAGAGTCTGCCTCGCGCAGCATTGACCGTATCGCTAATAGACGGTTCTATTTAGATGCTGCAGCTTCTGCTCGTAAATATCGCGCCTATAGTGAGATATTTACTTATGTAGACGATATTGGAACGAGTAGCAGCTTAGTAGTAAAAATAGACGACGATGGAGATGGCGTCTTTGAAACCACCCTTACTCTTAATACAGATTTTTTATTAGATCCTCTTACAGCTTCATTTTTAGGTAGGCCTTTTACTCAACTTACGATGGTTAACACTACTTATGTCTGGCCTATATTCCCAGGTCTATTTAGTAACGGTCTACGTCCAGGAGTTGAGGTTACTGCTAGGTGGGGATGGCCTAGCGTCCCAGATGATATAGAGACAGCCTGCCAGATTCTTACAGCTGATTTATATAAGCGTAAAGACTCTCCAGGCGGCATATTAGGTCTAGGAGATTTAGGAGCTGTTCGTATGAGTCCACTAGGTCGAGACGTTACTGCGATGGTAAGAGCCTATAAAAAAGAGGTCGTCGCTTAATGGTTCCATCGACAGTACGTGCTAACCTAAAAGCGCGACTAGCAACTATTACAGGCTTAAAAACTTATGATTATATTCCAGATTCTATTAACGTCCCAGGTGCAGTAGTAGGCCAATTAGATCTTAATTTTGATGCCACTTTTAATCGTGGTTTTGATAACGCTACCTGTACAATACTTTTAATCGTAGGACGTATGAGTGAGTCAGCTGGACAGACAAAGCTAGACGGTTATCTAGCGTCAACAGGTTCTACCTCGGTAAAAGCCGCGATCGAGGGAGATGTAACACTTAGCGGCGCTGTTCAAACCCTGCGAGTAACATCCGCTACCGCTGGATCTGTACAGGTGGCTAGTATCGATTACCTTGCGTATCGGTATAATGTCGAATTGATCGGCTAAATAAAAGGAGAAATAAATGGCGATCTTTATGGGTAATAAAGTAGCTGTAGTTGCAGGCACTACAACTATTACCACTTTCGTTAGCGCGGTCAGCCTGTCGCGAGAAATTGACGCCGTAGAAATTACGGCTATGACTGATTCAGTACAGAACCTAATCGGTGGTATTGAACGTCCTAGCGTAACTTTAGAGGTGTTTAACGATTTTGCTTCATCTAGCGTTAACTCAATTTTTGAGGATGCACTAGGTACAAAATTAGCGCTACAACTAATACCAGTATCAGGCACTGTAACAGCGACTAACCCTCGCTATTCGATGTCTGTTTTGGTAGCACAATGGCAGCCAATTAACGGAAGTATCGATGCGCCAATGACTGCATCTATTACGCTTCCAGTAACCGCTTTAAGCAAAACTACATCTTAATTAACCAGAATAGGGGACATAAATGGCTACGCAATTAATTAAAGTAACGAAAAAAGACGGCAAAGAGGTAAATTACGAGCTTACGCCAGCGGCTAAAGTGGCTTTTGAGAGTCACTTTAAGACTGGATGGCGTAAGCGACTAATTGAGGATCAGCGTGAAAGTGATTTATGGTGGTTCGCGCATTATCTAATAACTGCTAAAGGTGAAACTACGGCGGCGCTAGATGACGATTTTTTGAATCAATATAAAGACGTAGATTTCGTTTTTGACTCAAAAAATGGATAGACCGACGCGGCGACATATGGGAGGTCGCAGCTGTGTCGGTAGCGACGAGTATCTCACCTAATGAGCTACTAAAATGCGACCCTGCAATATATGCAGCGATAAAGTTTATCCTGCAGGAGCAGGCTCAGGCGCGTAATACACCGCGCACGATGAAAAGGAGGCGCTAGTGGCTAGAGCTAGTGAGTCCATCCTTATCGATGATTTTGCAGACTTAATTAAACAGCTAAAAGAAATTAGTCCACAGTTACGTAAAGATTTTGATAAAGGTCTTAAAGAAGCTGTTAAGCCTATGAGTGATTTAGCTAAAACTTTCGTACCTGGTGACGTGCAATATAAAGGCAGGGACGTATTTCAACAGGAGCCACCTACTTACTCTACGCCTGCCTGGATAGACGATAAAATACATAGGTCTAGAGATCCCTTGCGCTGGACTTGGCAGGCAGACGTAGTAACTAGAGGTATAAAAATACGTCGCACCACTAAAAATAAAGTACCGTTTGGCTATAACAAAGTAGCGGTAGCAGCATTAGCTCTAGTAAATAGTTCGCCTGGCGGTGCGATTTACGAGCTTGCAGGAGCAGGTAAAGAATCGTCTCGCAAAAAGACAAAAAATGTATCGCGCAACTATAAAGCGCCAGAGGACTTTAGAGTATTATTTCCTAAAGTGGCTGGTAATCCTTATCGCCTCATATATCGAGCAGAGGCGCAGTTAGGCGACAAAGTGCGACGAGATATAGCTAATGTTATAAACACTAGATTATTTAAGTTTGTTAAAGGTACTAAATAATGGTTATGGCGCGTAAAGAGGTCGCGGTTGACTTTATTACTAGGCTTAAAGATAAAGGCTTTAAGGATCTCGATAAAAATACTAAGAAATCTGTAAAAAGTTTACAAAAATTTGGCAGGACTTTAGGTGTAGCTTTAACTACGACTGCTCTAGTAGCTTTTGTTAAAAAGAGTACCCAGCAATTTGCGGAATTAGAAAAATCTACACGTAGATTAGAGTCAGAATTAAACACATTAGGTATCGCTTTTGCGACCTCTTTAGCAACAGATTTTACACGTAGCCTAGCTTTAGCTACTGGCACGTCTCAGGATAAGTTAATACCCTCGCTACAGAAATTAGTAGCGACTACTTACACATTAACAGACGCGCAAAAATTATTAGGTCTCGCAGTTGAAATTAGCGCACGTAAAGGTCTTGATTTAGAGCAGGTGACTAACGCACTATCTCGCGCTTTTGTAGGTGACTATAACTCTCTAGTTAAATTAAGAATAGGCTTTGAAAAGGCTGACGTACAAGGTAAGAATTTTTCCAAGTTATTGACTCGTCTACAAGGAGAGTTTGGAACTCGTCAGGCCGATACATTTGCAGATAAATTAGAAAAGATAAAAGTAGGTTTTGAAGAAGCGCAGGTAGCGTTAGGTAAAGGATTTATACAGGGCTTAGAGGACTCAGGCGTAAGCGTCGAGGAATTTCAGAGCAAGATGATCGCTCTAGGTACAACTATAGGAGAAGCGTTAGGTAAAGCTGTAGGAGCTTTTGACGGTTTTAAGAATAAATTAGATGAACTAGCACAAAATCCAGTAATAAAACTTTTACTGACAGGTCTAGATGCTTTAGTAGGGCTAGATCCTATTATGGGGACAAGTCGAGACGTAGCGGCAAAAGAAAACGCAGCGCGAAAAAGGCAGGCTCAGGCATACGAGAAAGAATTATCAGATAGAGCTAAACTGTTAAAATTATCTGAGGCTGAGGCGTTATTAGCTAAAAGACGTGCAGCAGATCTAAAAAAACTACAGGCTAAAGAAAAGGCTGCTGCTGCAGAGAAAAAACGCAGCGCAGAATTAGAACGCTTACGTAATTCTATACAGTTTAAGTTTGACATAGATGCCATTAATTTACAGGCAGCGTTACGCCGACAACTTTCACAGACAGACAGAGATCGCGTATTACAGCTCTCAGCGCTAAAAATTTCTGATTACCAGACTGACGAGGAGGCTATAAAGACTCTCCAAGCTGCCACTCAGGGACGCTATGACGACGCGATGAATTTAGAAAAGGTTTTACAGCTGTTAAAGACCGCTGGTTTTGCTAACGATAAAGCCGCGATAGATGCTCTAACGGCTCTTAAACCTGACATTAAATTTACAGATAATCTAGATGACGTAATTGCAAAACTAAAAGCAATAATCGAGGGTAAATATAGTATTAGTATAGGCGCGACTATTACAGTACCTAATGTCCCAGGTGCAGGTGGAACAGCAACGGCTTTACCAGGAGGGGGCAATTTTCAGCCAGGAGCAGTTATATCACCTAGTACTGGAGCGCCTGGCACTGGTACAGCTGGAAGTTTAGGAGCTTTTCCTACAATTCCTGGAACAGGCTCTAGCGCTATTATCGAAACGATTACCGAAATTATAGCTAACCAAAATACATTAACAGAAAATTTTCTAGCAGGGTTACCATCTGGTTTAGATGCCAATGCTTTAGCCACTGCGCGTTATGAATTACAGGCGCGTACAATTACTGCACAAAATCAGTTAACTAATTATTTATCTGGCGCTCGTTATCAAGAAATGGCTAATCAGATTACAGCTCAGAACACTATGACTAATCAATTAGCAGCCGATAGATATACTGCTATGCAGAGTTTTTACACAGGTCGTAATGAACCAGTGGTCGTAAATGTTAACGTGCAAGGATCAGTAGTAGCACAAAATGATTTAGTAGCGGCTGTAACCGATGCTGTATATGCTACGCAGCGCTCAGGTAATAGCTTACTGATAGCTGAATAATGACTACAGGCGCGGTATTTACCTGTCTCATCGACTTTAGTAACGGTGCTAACTTTGATCCTAGCCTGGTACTAGATGATCCATCTACACCGTTAGACCAGTCTGTTTTAGGTACTAGCGCATCTGAAATCGTAGATGTTAGTCAGTATGTATTAAGGACTGCCATTAGACGCGCTTATAATCGCACCTCTGACAGTTTTACGGCTGGCAATGCTGCAGTGCGTTTAATTGATGAGACAGGTTTATTTAACCCTGCTAATACCTCTAGCGCTTTATATGGGAAAATCTTACCGATGCGTAAAATACGTTTTATAGGTAGTTTTGCAGGCCAGGATTACGCTTTAGGATCTATGTATGTACAGTCCTGGAAATATACATCTCCTACAGGTTTCGATCCTGCCTTTGTCGATCTTAACTGTGTAGATGGTTTTCAATTACTTAACCTGGCATCTATTTCGACCGTTACAGGCGGTACAGCTGGACAAACTACAGCTGAGCGTATTACTAGCATATTAGACGCCGCTGAGTGGCCTGGCGGTATGCGCTCTATATCTACGACTGCAGATACAACCGTACAGGCTGATACAGGCAGCACTAGGACGGCTTTAGCTGCCTGTCAGACAGTGGAAGCTACTGATTTAGGAGCTTTCTATATGAATCAACAGGGATACGCTACTTTTAAGTCTAGACAGGACATAATCGCAGCCTCTGGCGGTACATCCACTGTCTTTAGCGATACTGGATTACCTGGCACTATTACCTACCAAAAAGTATCTTTTGATTTATCAGATTTTGGACTTATTAACAGCTGCACTGTTACACGTACTGGCGGTACACCTCAGACGGTAAATAACGTAGATAGCATAGATACATTTTTTAAGCATAGCCGTAATCGCAGCTCTATAGCGCAGACCGATACAGATGCCTTAAATCAAGCGCTTATGATCGTAGCAAGTCGCCAGGAGGTAGGAGCAGACCTACGCCTAGAATCTTTAACCCTAGACGCATACGACGGCGCAAGTCCAGACCGCGTTACCGCAGCTTTAGAGCTAGATGTCTATGATCCAATTACCGTAATACAGGTGCTGCAAGGCGGCAACGTAGAGAGCGATACGGTAATAACTGGCGTCGCTTATGACATTACGCCTAATTCTTTTACTACTACTTTTACC